CGCCAGAAAAATAGCGTTTTGCGCCACACCCAAACGTTTTGCCCGCTCGTACTGATAAGCATCAGGATAATCGCGAATATCCTGCCGCAACACATCAAGATCAATCTTGCGTTGGCGAAACCCTTGAGGTTTACGATGGATGTTCTTAACCCAACGCGTCACGCTCGCCACGCCAACATCAAACCGGGCCGCCACCTCGGCTATCGTAAGTCCTTTTTTCTCTCTAACAGACAGGACTTTACGGCGGAAATCCAGTGAATAGGCCATCTCTAAATTATAATCAAAATTATCTGGTTGTGCTATAAAAAACATCCTATACGCGCGTGTGTGCGTATGCGTGCGCGCGCGGTGAGGTGTGGAAGGTGTGGAAGGTGTGGAAGAAGCCCATCACATGCGCCTTTTGAGGTTCCACACCTTTCATAGAGGTATGGATGAGGTATGGAACTTATGATGTCAAAAGTCGATGCCATGACCGCCTCTCTCTTCATCACTACGCCCTGGCTGTCGACCGTGTCCCATTTCTGTGGGGGACTTGTACCAAAACCTGGTTGTTGCGTGCGTCCGTTTCTCAATGCGCCTGCAGCCTAATTGCCGCAGTGCGCTCCCTATCCTCGTCTGAATATCCCGACTCAACCGTGCTGCATCAATTTTCAAACACTCGACTGCTACATCTGCTATGCAGAATTCTTTTTCCCTGTATTGTTTTGCCACCCAGCTCTCGATCATATCGACATAGCTGTCTGAGGTGCCGAGCTTGAATTGTTCCGGGTTGAATATCTGCCGCTGCTCATGGCCATCAGGCCAGAAACGCTCGCCGCTCAGATACACCTGGTAAGCTTCAGCGAAGAGCTGATCACGTGTGGCCGACAGTCCATTCACATCCACATCACCTTCACACTCAACCGGCCAGAATCGACGACCACCGGTCGGGTCCTTGTTCCATTCCCATTCATTGGTCGTCCCCCCGAACACAAGCTGGCGCGGGCAGCGTATTTCTCGCTTGCCATAAGCAGGGCGGTATTCATCAACCTGCCTGGAAAAAAAAGACTTTTGCCGGGTTGCTTCAGACCGCGCCAACGATCCCAGCTCGGCAATTTCATACAACCACTTGCCACGCAGCGCAGACATGGAATCCTTGTTATGCAAATCAAGGTCAGTATCACCGAACCATTCCCCACCCAGCACGCGCAGCGCAGACGATTTTTGCCGCCCCTGCTCCCCTTCCAACACCAGGCAATAATCAAACTTAATCCCAGGCTTCATGGCACGGGCCACCATGCCCACTAAAAACCAGCGTGACACGCGCCATACGTATTCCGTCTTGCGCGCACCCAGAAAATCTGCGATCCAATCATTCAAGCGTTCCACGCCATCCCATTTGAGCGAACGCAGATAATCCTGTACCGGGTTATAGCCATGGAACTTGGCCAAGGTTTCTACCGCGAGCCCTGTCAAACTTTCGCTGGGTGCAAAACCATACTTGCGCGTAATCCACATGGCTGTTTGCACGTCATCATCACCCGTCCATTCGCCTTCTTTTCCTCCGACAAAGGGCGGAGCTTTCAGCTTCATGGTGCGGTAGGCAAATTCATCGTAGCCAAGCACCCCCTGCCACTGCTTGTCATGCTCAAGGATGTCGTAAACATTGGATAAACAACTGGCTGGCTTTTTGCCATCCCACACCAGATCACGTGGCGACCATGGCGGGCCGCCGTCATCACCGCCTGATGAGGAATATTGGCTTTGTCTGACTGGTGCTTGCTCTACGGGTCGCGTATGGAGGATAAATTTAGTCAGTTCCTCTGCACCCATGCCGTCTTGAATGGCATCGGCGGTATCCCAGCCATCCGGCTTATCACCAGGCTGAGGAATATCGACGATATGGAAATTATCAGGATTGCCGAGTATGCTGCATATCTTGAGCATGGCCGACATGCCAGGCTGTTGCGATTCAGGTAGAAGATGATTGCCGGTTTTATCGTACTGTGCGTCACTATCCGCCCAAACATAAATCACACGCCCACGCAATGGCGACCAATCGATCTTTCCGATTGCCTTAGCGCCACCAGGCCAGGTAATGACCACGAACTGACCTTTGAGCAATTTATGCCCGGCATCCGCGCATTTCTCGCCCTCTACTATCAGTACCGGCAAATCTGGATACTGAGCCAGCTCGTACAGACCATATAGCGGTCTAGGCTCAGGAAAAGCCATCCAGCGCCACTCACGTTTCTTATTTTGGGTATGTTCAGCGAAACAGCACGGCAACACTTCCTTGCCGCCGTCTGAGGTGGTAAACCGGCAAATAATGCCCAGTAAATTCCCTTGCGCATTGAAATACTCATAGGTTGCCTGCGGACGACCGCGCACAGGATGGGCCAATGGATATTGGCCAGCATCATCCGGTGCCGGCAAAATAGGACGCCATAACGTACGCTTGCTGGTTGCTTCCTGCTCTGGTACCGCATCTGGCTGCTTGATGGGTATAACATTGCTGCGCGGGCCCGTCTTTGGTTCAGCATCATCAATTGAAATGCCCATCTGAGCCGCTACTTCTTTGGCAGCATCGATCTGAGATAAACCGTTAATGTAGGCATACAGGCTGATCAAATCGCCACCCGATTCACCCGCGGCAAAGTCAGACCAAACACCTGATCTCAGATTGATAGAGAACGATCCTTTGGAACGATCACCACGGGTAGGATTAAGTGCTTTGTATTCACCCCCGGACACATCACCACCTGGCAACCATTGCGCTACCAGTATATGAGCACGATTCAGCGCGGCTGAGGCTATTGCTTTAAAGTCAAGTTTGGCTGATTTTTTCATACCCATACTTAGCCTCTACCCCCACGGCTTTTCTTATCAAGCTCATGCTGTTTTATCACAGCCCTATAGCTCGGCTCGTCAATACCGTAATCTGGATGACATCCACGAAGCGCGCGGATTACTCCGAGCAAATCCATGAATTGTTTGCTAAATGGGTGAAACATTTCCCAAACCCTATGCAGGCGATCAAGGATTTCTTTTTGTTGATGTTCTGGTAGTAAGCAATCTTGACTTGGCAGAGCTCTTTGAAGATGTTTGCTGACCTGCTTGGCGATCTGCTCAGCCTGGGTGGATTCTGGTTTTACTTGCTCTAAGAAAATTCTGATTACTTTCAGATGGAACGCTGCACTGATCCATGCAGCGTAAGCGATTACCAATTCTTTGCAAGCGTATGTGCCTTGTTCCTTGCCGCGGCCTGTGATTTTCTTGACTGGTATGATGCGCAGATCTGCGCAGCTTAATTCTGCAATTAGTTCCTGCGTTTGTTCAAGGCGAATAAATTGATTTGGTCTGTGTTTATCTTCGCCACCAGCAGCTTTATGTAAATCATTAAGGGAATATAGTCCGTCGAGTTGACGGATTTTGGTCGTAAGAACGGTAAGTTCTGACATGATCTTATGCTCCTTTGAGTGGAGTTGACCATCAGCAATATGCGGGTGATCGGGCGCCTCAAACCGGCATAAGTCGGCGGGCATATTCGCAGTCGCAACTGCTGTTTTATTAGCCGCACGCCCGACCATAGAAAAACTATGGACGTAAAAAAACCGCTTGTCTGTCGGGTGCGGTATCCGCTTATGCTTAAGTCTTGGTGTTTGAGTCACCTGAGCAAAAGGATAAGCCCGAGAGGTTAGCGGTGTCAAGCATTCATCTTCAACGCATAACAGTTTGTTTACTATTATGTTGGAGTAAACAAAACTTAAAACATGCTTATAATAGGCATAAAAACTATCATGAAATTTACGTGGGATGAATCCAAGCGGCAGGCCAACTTGAAAAAATATTGAATGCTTCTTGCTATGGATATCTACTATGAACTGAATGGCGATATGTTCGTTTGGAATGCGGGCAAGGCAGATAGAAATCTGCGCAAACATGGTGTCCGCTTCGAGGAAGCTGCTACGGTTTTCTCCGACCCATTGTTTGTATTGGTTAACGCTTCCCGTTCTGATGAAAAACGCCATGCCGCCATAGGCTTTGATTTGACCGGACGATTGCTCTACGTGGTTCACGTTGAGATAGAAGAATCCTGTATCCGCATTATTTCTGCGCGTCGTGCTGAACCTGAGGAGGAATCCGATTATGCTTACTGAACGTTTAAAAAAGCGCTTGCAAAAAGACCGTCCCATGACATCTATCACGCTAAGTATCCCTACTGACGTGATAGATTCCTTAAAGGAAATCGCGTCACTCAAAGGATTTTCCGAGTACCAGACATTGCTGAAGTCATACATCAGCGAAGGATTACGCAAAGATGAAGAACGGTATTCCGGTATGTCAACATCGCGCTTGATCGAAGCTCTAAAAAAACATGGTGTATCGGAAGCCGTAATCGAAGAAGCTACACGGGATTTAGCCGAATCCTGAGCGTAGGGGTAAGCCCGGCTTGATGCATTTGTCGATAATTTGAATTTGTTATAGGCTGCCGAATTAATTTTTAAAGGGAATTCAGTTATGTCACGTAAAGATTTCAGAGCCGTGTATTTGCCGTATTGCATTGATCGCATGAAAGATGGCAAATACGTTGTATTGAATCGTACATATAAACCGCTCGGATTCATTACGTCTGACATTCTCGAATACCAGGCATATCCCATATCAGCAGAAATCCAAGGCATCACACCAACAGTAGCAGCCAAGCTGTCATGGAAAGGTGATTCTAACGTCGAGAGGATATATCTATACAATGATGGCTGTATTCCTACTGAGAGCGATGCCAACATGGATGCTTACCTTGATCGCCTGAAAATATTAGCCAAACTTAAGCTGAAGCCTCAGATTGCATAGCTAGCATCACATCATCATAATTAAGCGCACCTTCCATGCCAGGCACATGAGTTAATGCCAGAGTATCTTCTGGCAATTCCTGTCCTGGCCCAAATTCATCCAGAATGTTGGATAAACCTAAGTGTTTTGCTAATTTCTCAGCGTTTGTTGTTTTGCCACACCCTTGCGGACCGTAAATAATTACGCTCATTTAATTGCTCCTTATTAAAATGCTTTGATCTTTCATAAAAGTACTTATATGATTTTGTTTATGACCATATTTCTGGTGAAGAACAATGACAACCCTTACATTTGATACGCTTAAATTCGCGAATACCTTAAAGGAAGCAGGCGTTCCATCTGCGCAGGCTGAAGCTGAGGCTAGAGCGTTAGCTGATGTGCTTGAAGTCAATCTAAAAGACTTGGCCACCAAACAAGATTTATTGGCCACAGAAGAGAAGCTACGCTGGGGAATAGAAGACTTGCGACGCGAAATGGATTCGCGTCTCATCCAGCTGGAGCAACGTCTCATCATCAAGCTTGGTGCCTTGATGACAATCGCAGTCAGCATTGTTGCTGCTTTGGTCAAGTTGCTTTGATCAATTGAGCTATGAGCACATCTTTCTTTATTGTAAAAGTGAGCCACGACTACGAATCCGGCATGTGGATTGCCGTATGCGACGAAATTGGACTGGCTACCGAATCCGAAACATATGAAGGTCTGACTGAGCGCGTGTGGGAAATCGCCCCTGAGATTGCCGCAGAGAATGATATTGATGTAAGCATTGACTCCATGATCATCAGCTTTCAGCAAAATCAAACAGTCAAAGACCGGATTCCCTTGTAACTTATGGGCAACAGCATTTATCCCAGATTGAGAAGTATTTTGCTGGAAAATGGGTGCGTGTTCGTCAGACAGGGAAAAGGAAGTCATGAGATATGGGAAAATCCATTCTTCGGTAAGCGATTTACCGTACCCGTGAATATCATTTCCAAAAATCTCGCTAATGCCATCCTTAAACAAGCCAGAATCAAGCAGAGCATTTAGTCTCTGCTGAGTAGCGCTATGCTGGCTGATAAACGATGTCAAAAGCATCATAATTAGCGGTTTCTCCAATGCTGATAGAATAGAGAGTTCCAACAAGCTATTAACAACAAAGGAGAAGCTATGGAACTAAGTAATGATAAAAAATCTGTAAGCCTATCAATCAATGAAACATTATCTGCACAAGAGCTAACTACGCTAATAGCCGAACTGGCAATTGTCAGAGCAAATATGCTTCCTGAAGTACCTAAAAATCCGCCAGTTAAAAGTGATGAAGGCATGTCTGTGCAAGATGATCCGCAGCTAGCTGTTGTAAAGCTCAAAGATGAGAGAATCAGGTTCGGGTTTAGGAATGCAGGTCTTGGCTGGCTTGTCTTTAACATTCCCAGCAACAAAGCTTGCTCCATCCGCGACTACCTCATTGCAAATACTCAACCGGATGCCAGTGATCTCTTCAGAAATAAGGACGGAAGCGGGAGCACTCTTCAATGACCTGGGGGATTTAGAGCCTTCAATAAAAAGTATCTTTTTATCTGTCATCTTTATTTACCCTTCAGAAAAATCCCCGTAACGCCACACTGAGGGATAGTCAGCAAGAAGGAAGTGGCGTCACGGGGATTCGTCATGGCTATTACTCGGAAAATCTTTTATAAAGGCTTGCGGTTACCTGATTCAATTCAAGCAACAGTGGCGCAAGTTCTTTGCGCTCTGACGCATCGAATCGGCCATCTTTCAAATGCTCAGAGCCCGTATTAAGGCAGGCCGATGCTGATGCAACCAAAGAGAGGAAATGTTTAACCTGACTTTCTTCGTTCAGGTCTGCGCTGCCCATGTCGATATCCATCGGCGTTTGATTCACCAGCTGGCATATCTCAAACACGGCACGTTTTTCTTGAGTCAGCTCGATGACTTGCAGCACGATAGATAGTGACGGAGGCTGAGCGTCATGGTTAGGATCAAGACAATTCGCCAGCCCTTCCGGTGATTTGTTTAACACTCTAGCCAATCCAGCAATGCCGCCCGGGTACTTTTTAGCATCGGACTGCAACGCTAAAAACACTTGTCTATATTCCTGTTTTGCCGGTCTGCTCATAATCTATTTACCTGTTTTTTTTAATCTATTTAGCTGTCGTTAATTTCCTGATAATGCATTCATCATTTAATTAGGAGCCGTCATGAAATTCTTGCCGCCAGTTAAAACGCCACCAGAGCCGCTTGATGTGCATTCGGCATCTGCATGGGCTGTACTCATTGAAGCTACGTTGCAGGCTGAGCGCATTAGGACTGGTAATGATGTGGTGCATGCGTCATGCATTAGTGACTCATTGAAACCTATCGATTCATCTTTTAGATGACATTTCGCATGTATACATTTGCTGTATTTCTGCGTTATGTGCACCAAAGTACAATTCATCATGCTTGATCCCGTAGTTAAGATGTAGTCCATTCTATGTAGCTGTAATTAATTTCTTAATAAAGCATTTATCAGTTAATTAGGAGCCGTAGTGGAAAAATTCTTACCGCCGGTAAAAACACCACCACCAGAACGGCTTGATGTGCATTCAGCATCAGTTTTAGCCGCCTTCATTGAAGCTGTCATCCAAGCTGAACGCATCAGGACCGGCAAGGCTGAGGTGCATGCGTTTCTCATCAGCGATTCCATAGCTCCAATTGAACGATCTGATGTAAATTAATAAGAACCATGTCAACTTTGACGACGATCAAATACGCGCCTATATTCCTTGCGTCTGTAATTTTTACGCCTATCTACTTGACGGCGTTGGTAAATACGGCGTTCCGGAAGCTCGCCAGCAATAATTTGCTCGCTAGTAGCAGGTTTTCTAACGTACAAATCAGGTCTCAATTCTTCACGAGGTATGCCGGTGACTTTTTCAACGTCCAGTATTCTTTCAGCTGGAATCACTTCCCATTGAGACACGGCCGCTCTGCTTAAACCAAGCTTCTTTGATAGCGCAACTACCCCGCCGACCCTTTTTGCTATATTTTTGATATGTTCTTTACTCATGAAAGAAAGTTTAGTGGTACTTAACAACAAATGTCAAGTATTACTTGATCACAAAAGTATAGTTTTGCTATACGATTAAATATATGGAAATTGGAACTAAACTATTAAAGCTAAGAAAAAGCCTTGGATTAAACCAAGAGCAATTTGCCGAATATGCCGGTATTTCTAAATCCGCCGTGTCTCAATGGGAAAATGGCGCGACCACACCAGGACTAGAACAACTGTTAAGGTTGAGAGAAAACCTATCTTTTTCTTTTGATGAATTACTTTGCGATGAATGCAAAGAACCAGCATGTCTCAAGTTGACGACAAAAAAAGAAAGCGGCAAAATCCTGCCTTTTGAGAAAAATGTAGTGAATATTCCCGTGTTTTCAGCTAAAGGCTCAATGGGTTTGGGTGAGCCGCAATCTGGCTACGAAACTATTGCTGGCGATATCAAAGTTAGCAAGGAGTGGGTTGAGGAAAATTTAAAAGGTATTACTCATATACGAAATCTTGCGGCAATGACCGGTAGAGGAAACTCTATGTCACCAACATACAAGGATGGAGATATTCTTATTGTTGATACCGGGGTGAAAACAGTAGATGTTGACGGCGTATATGTTTTTACTACCAATGGCAATTTGTTCGTTAAGCGAATAAGAAAAAGACTTGACGGGAAGCTTGAGGTGTCAAGCGATAACCCTATCGTAAAATCTTACGATATCTGTGACGAAAAAGATCAGCTAAACATACTTGGCCTGGTAAGGTTAGCGTGGAATTGCAATAAGATTTGATTGACTATCAGCATCATTGCAAGATTACCAAGCGCGGCTGTTTGCAGGGCTGATACTGGATCAATTTAAAAAAATTAATACCTGCATGGTTTTATTGTCCCTCATTTTATACGTCTGCATTTGACTACAACTATATATAAGAAGAAAATCCCCTCTTTTTGTTAACCACCCCAAAGGTAAGACGGCAGATGATCTAATAGATCAACTCAAGAATCACTCAATGAGAGTAGATAAAATAAAAGATACGATTCAACTTCTAGCTTTTCTCATAATTTTATGGCTGCCTTCTGTTGAAGCTTACGCATTTAATGCGATCACTAAAGGTGGGTATGTCGCTTGCACAAAGAAAGAATGGCTAGAAGACATGTTTAGTTTTAGTGCAGAAAAAGATATAAATAGTCTTCAATCTTACTTGGACTCCAAAAAGTGCATCATTATCAAAGAAGGGCTTCTAGTTACGATAAAAGAATTTCCTGGTTTGAGTAACATTGTTGTGTTTGTTTATCGCGGGGTGATAATGTGGGCCCATATAAATGCATTGGATTATGGAGATTAAAAATACTCACATTTATTCATCTTATTGCGGCAAGGCTACCCAAGTGCTGCTATTTGTAATGCTGATATGGGGATGGTGTAATGTAATGGCATCCACAGAGAGCATCAGGTTTATTGAATAACTTATAAAACCACATAATTATTTTATGAATAACACAGAATTAACGGAACAAGAGATAAATAATATAGCAAAGTCAGTTTCCTCAGATTTGATGCTTATTAGCGGGGACATTGACTATGATACCCAGGAAGCCGTTCTGAAGACTTTAAAATCTAGAAAAAATAAACACGAAAATCTTATTTTCATTCTTGCAACCCCTGGTGGTTTTCCTGATTGCGCTTACAGAATGTCAAGAGAGATTCAGCATAAGTATAAAAAATCTACGGCTCTTATCGCGGGATGGTGCAAGAGCGCTGGAACTCTATGCGTAATTGGAGCATCAGAATTAGTAATGGCGGACGAAGCTGAATTAGGGCCACTTGATGTCCAATTACTTCGTCGTGATGAGCTTGGTGAACTTGATTCTGGCTTGGTAATTAGTGAGGCTTTAAATAATTTAGAATATCATGCCTTCTCTTTATTCGAGAGCTTCTTCTTAAAAATAAAAGAAAAAAGTAAGGGTTCTGTTACTTTTAAAACATCAACTGAAATTGCCGCGAGTATAACTAAAGGTCTTTTTGAGGAGCTTTACAAACAGATAGATCCACAAAAAATTGGTGAAGTTGCTAGATCGTTAGCTATAGCAAAAGCTTATGGAGTAAGATTAAATTTGTGGGCAAAAAACATGAAAGATCATGCTTTAGATAATCTAACTTTGGGTTATCCTTCGCATGGGTTCGTTATAGACCGAAGAGAAGCGAGCGGATTATTCCACAGAGTTCGTAGTCCAAGTAATGATGAATCGCGTATAATTGAAATAATTGGGGACATGGCTATAGAACCAGCTAGATCAACAACTGTTTTTTATTTAAACGCTGAGGAGAATATTCATGAGACACCTAACGATAAAGAAAGAAGCAAGGAAGTTGAAGAAATCAAACAAAGCAATGGAAGACCAGTTAAAGCAGCTAAATGAGGCAGAAAGCCTTGAACAAATCTTACTGTGTGAGCGCACAAATCCAAAAATAGTTATTGGATCAAAACTCAATTTTATTAGTAAAGAAGAATATACCTTAATTTGAAAGCAAATTATTAGAAAGCTTTTGTAATTTCCAAAAGCCCGCCCAGTGCGGGTTTTTTGTTAATATAGAAGTAAATGTATAGGCTAAGCCAGCTCAGGGAGAAGAATCGATGTCTAACTTTATAGATAAATGCCTTATCGAAGAAATTCTTCTTGATGATCTAGATGATTACGTTAGTGAATGGCATGACACAAAACCCAGCATGTCGTTGTATCAGTTCCTCGGCATGATTAGATCTGAATAATAATTATGGGTTGCAGATCCATGTATTCTTCCATTCATCGTTAATGCTCATCGCCAGAATAAAGATGTATCTGAAGTTTTAGATGAAGTTAACGCTAAAATCATCTCTAGAGATAAATAGATACTTGGCAACAATATAACGCACGACCTAACGCATAACGCTAGGTCGTGCTGATATCAGTTAAATAAAACTAACTGCCGAGGATAAGAGCGCCAGTGCTGGCATACGTTTTCCATCCGGCCAAACCTGAACCGGACATACGCTCGCACATACACACTCCTTTCTTTGAAAAAAGGCATGTCTTTCTCCTAAGAAGGAGAGAGCAATAGAATTGTTGCCTATAACTTATGAACAGGAGTATTATTCACATGTCTTCGATGGACAATGTTATAGGTGACAGAGGGGTGCTCTCAACCACCATGTCAACAAAAAAGCAGATAGCGTTCGCATCGCTATCTGCTTTTTATATCTCCTCTTTCTTTAAGCTGTCTAAGTCTTTTTTCTGCCGCACGAGCAGATACACCAAACCTTTCCTGAATCATTCTTGGAGCAAATAAACGCTCACTTATTATTGTTTTCAGTGGCATAAGAGTCTCAGCAGCAAATTGATCTGCTTGCCATTCTGAGTCAAGGTAATGTTTTGGCTTTATTTTTTGAAAATTATTATCACGATGAAATTTACGATTATGCATTAAGAAAAAATGTCCAAGCTCATGAAAAATAGTGAATCTAGACCTTGGATCGTTTTCGCATGATCTCTCGTATGTTTCGTTAGTAAGATAAATAGTTCTTCTTTCAGGAATGCAGCATGCCTCCGAATGAGACAAAAGACCTGGCATATCTAATTCATCAATAATATCAATTACAATATCAAATCTTACAAGCGATTCCAAAAAATCACCCATGTCTACAGGCTTTTCTGTAAGTCGCAGTATATCTCTAGCATGTGTTGCGACTTCTCTGATTTTATTAACACCGAGGGGATTAACTAAATAACCTCTAAGTTTATATTCTGTCACCAAATATTTACTCCTAATTTTATTTTTTGTATTTTTGCCCCACAATCTTTGCTAATTCATTAACTTTCGCCAGTGTTTCGGCATCGAGATCAGATCTCAAGAATCCAGCAATCAAAATTTGTGTATCTGGATCACAGCCATCAATTGAGACACTCTTGTTTGAAATATCAGCATACACTCTCAATTTTTCTACATCGATTCCACGCTCATTGAAAAATAGACAAATTTTATTAACCCATTCTTCTGATATTTTTTTTCTGCCGGTTTCCATCGCACTCAGAAAAGCCGCTGATACATTCAGGCTTTTTGCCATTGTTAATAATGTTTCCCCAGCATCAAGCCGTGCCTTCCTGACTGTTTTACCAAAGTCAGTTAGCGCCATGACGATTACCTCCTTGTCTGTTAATACTTTCTATTAATAATATGCTCGACTATTACTATAGCATATGAAGTTTAAATATTCAACTAAAAAAGTTAAATTATGCCACTTATATAGATAAATAATTGTACTGTATATGGTAAAGTTTTATACACATAACTCGTAACCTCTCAATATCATCCTGTATCAATTTCAAAGCTGTACCGCTTTTATGACATTTTGATTCAACCGCTGAAAATGCAGAGAGAGAATTGATTCCAGAATCTTCCCTTCCATCCACCCCACCACTTCTTAAATAAGTTCATAGCAGCTCCTTGAGTTAACCATAAGTAAATTTTATCAGCTTATGTTAAGTTGCACTTGACTTAATAAGTTAAGCTATTCTAAACTTATCCTATCAATACAACAAAAAATTATTCCTGATGCACCAGCTGGAGTATCTGGAGCTGGACAGATTTAAGGAGCGGCTATGAGAAAAGAATTAATCAATTATCGAATAACGGTCTTCTATGTTGGTGAGATCGTGCACAGATATTCAATGATGTTTTTTCGTTTCATAGATGCATTCAATCATGCGAGCTATGGCGATGATGTTTGCAGAGTGGATATTAAGCGTGAGCCTGAAGAACAAGGGGTTTGCTTATGAATATTAGCTCAGGAATGAAAGTGAGATTCCACCCGATCATAGGGGGTAGACACGATGGGAACCTCTACGAGATTAGATGCATTGGGAAATTGTATGGCCGTGATTTTGCCTGGCTTGAAGGCAAAGCTGATCCGGTTGATATGCGTGCTTTGAGTGAGCCGCAGCCAGGACAAGACAATTATGGGCTGAGTTTGAGCCCGCAGGTTTAACAACAAGGGAGGTGTGATGAGCAACAACATATTAGAAACCTGCCGCACCATTGGCGGCGGTAGATTTATTGATGAAGCCAGCGACAAACTGGCGGAATTAATCCGCGCAGTCAACGAAACCGGGCGCACTGGCAAGGTGGAACTGGCGATCAGCGTCAAGAAAGCCACACGCGGTGGCGCTATGCACGTTACCGGCAAAGTCAAGCTAACCAGACCTCAGGAAGAGCCAATGGAAGCCATGCTCTTTGCCGACGAAGATGGCCGCCTGCTGACCGAAGACCCCAGTCAGGCAAAACTCGATCTGCGAGTGGTGCAGGAACCAAGCAGCAACCTTAAAACCATTACCAATTAATAAGGACCCAGTATGGAACAAAATGTAATTACAGAGGTAGTCAATACGATTGTGGCTGCATTACAAAAGCCGGTAGAGGTTATCTCTGACATGGACGATCACGACATCAAACGTGTGGCCCTGCCACCAGGCTGGATATTGCAGGAGCGTGACGACATCAAACTCAAAGCCATCCCACAGCGCAAAACAGGTCAAGTCATCCTGAATGATGCGGAAAGCTTTATCGACTACATCAACCGCCACAAACTCGATAACTCAACCACTCTATATTGCCAGACAAATTATGAAAAAGGCGATGTAAATTTTATCGTTGTGTTCAATGATCATATTGGGATGGCTACCGGTCAGCAATGGCGCGATCACCTGGCATCGTTTGAACCGGGTAAATCCATCGAATGGGAGCGCTGGGCAAAGAACGACCGGGAGGTCATGACTCAAAGAGAATTCGCGCTGTTCATAGAAGATAACCTGCGCGATATTGCCACGGTAGAAGGCATGCCCACCGGCCAGCAGCTGCTCGAAATGGCCCTGTCTTTTGAAGCCAATCAGGACATGCGCTTCAAATCCGCCATCCGCTTACAAAACGGCGGCGTACAGATGAGCTTCGTGCAGGATGATGATTCCGCCACCCTCGCCAAGATGCAGCTATTTGACAAGATCAGCATCGGCATCCCGGTCTTCTGGAATGGCGACGCCTACCGCATTGATGCACGGCTACGCTACCGCGCACGTGATAGCAAGCTCGTATTCTGGTATGAACTGATCCGCCCAGACAAAGTAATTGAAGACGCTACCAAGGTATTGATCAACACAATCAAGGAAAAAACCGAGGTGTTTTTCTACTTTGGTGATCCCAGTCTTTAAGCATTAACTCAGGAGCAATCATGCGCTACAGCGGCTATAGACACTACAGAACACACCAGGTTAAATAGCCTGTAGCGCATTTGTACATCGATTAAATGAAATCTTTATTTGATTTTGATGCTCTCGTTATTCCAGCTCAAGAGCAACCTAAAAAACGGAGCATGAATAATCAACATAAACCTGGACTGTGCGGGAAAGATGGTTGTACTCAGCCTCGTCATATCACTCAATCAGGCAGGGTGACAACGTATTGCAAGGATCATAACAATGCTAAATGGCGTGACTATTACGCAAAGAAAAAAGCGGAAATTGAGCTTAATGAGTTAAAGAAAAAGATTCCTGTGCACAAGCCTGGGAAATGCCCTAAGTGCGAATCACCCAGACATATCACTAAAACAGGCGTGGTTACGACATTCTGCAGGGAATTGAATAACGAGAGATGGCGCAAGCGCTACTCGCCGAACAAAGAATCAAAAATTTAATTTAGATAGGGAAAGTAATGGCATCAGTAAATAAAGTCATTTCTACACGCAACCATTGGATGATGATTCTCGATCCGTTTGATGTGGCACAAATGATTAATGCTAAAAATGCCTCATCTCATCGATCTGATGACGCAGAGGATGATGTTGACAATGAAGACCTTCAAGTGCAAATCGAGGCAATCATCTCAAATGACACACCGAAAGCCAGAAAGATAGTAGCACTGTTTGATGCCGGGGTAGCTTACGAAGACATACCGGATGTTTTCAACGTCTCATCACGTTACTGCAGAAAAATTTTAAAACTAAGGAAACGAATTTAAGGAAAGGAAAAATCATGAGTATTATTAATAAAGCAACCGACGTGAGGTTGACATGACACAACCTGTATTTAAATGCTACGGCGTCGTCGATAAAAACGATGAACTGTTTCTCGAAAAGGATGCCTTCTCAGACCTCGCATCGACTGTTGCCGGTACCGCAGAAATGCTCAATATCACAGCGCGGCTCACTGGCAATGACGAACGCGCACCCTATCAACCTGTAGAAATCTACATCAAAAAGATAAATTAAATGCGAGCCTATAATCAAGCCATCAAATTACCTGAACCCGCTATGGCCACCATTATCGGCGGTCATCCAGCTGCTGGTCCAGTCATTACAGAGGGCGTGTTAATTGGCACCTTGGATGATAGCCAAAACAAGAGAGAGATAAGTCACCAGCTAATCAACAAGCTGTTTGACAACATTATTTTATAACCACCCATGGCACATGGGGGCAACGGTACGTAATTCGCCGTTGCGGTATATCAGAAGCCTGACCCACGGCAGGTTTGAATGTGCCAATACCGACGGGAAGCCCCTGGTGCTTGAGGGCATCAGGGATACAAGGATAGATAACAACAATAAAAAGAGGGGAGCACGATGTTTAAGGACACAAGAAGTTTTTTTATTTATGCATGCGCATACATGATCATAGGAGGGTTTGTGAGTTTTGGAATGATAGGGATGCAATTGATTTTACCCAATCCAAAGCATGAACTTAAAGTGGTTATCTGCTACGTAGATGAAATTGATACGGTTGATTTGTTAAATGGGTGCATGATGAGTGGCAGGTAATAGAGGTATAACTGGAAATGATAGTGAACTACGTAACCATAGATAAGTTCTGTCAAGAAACAGGCTACACGCCAGAGGCTATCAGGGCTAAGATTTCACGCGGTGACTGGACTATGGGTCATCAGTATACTAAAGCACCTGATAACAGAATTCTAATTAACGTGGAGGGATATCATTCATGGGTGGAAACAAGTATCCAGGCGTCAGAGAGTCAAGCGACTCGTCAATCGAGATCGACTTCTACTACAAGGGCCAGCGTTGCCGCGAGCGTCTCCCACTCAAGCCCTCGCCCGTTAACTTAAAGAAAGCATCGCAGCATAGGGCGGCAATACTTAATGCTATTGATGCTGGCACATTTGATTACTCATATACATTCCCTGAGTCGAAGAATGCGCTTAAATTTGCTTCGTCTCAGTACACAGTCAAAACCTATTTAACGGAATGGCTAACTAACAAGCAGCCTATTCTAAAAGCCAGCACTTATAACGAATACAAGAAAATAATAGAGCATGAAATTATTCCTAAATTTGGGGATAAGCTATTAGCATCCCTAAGCCGTGCTGACGTTAGAACGTGGGTTGCTAGTATGAATTGGACGAATAGTCGTATATCCAATATCCTCAGCCCACTAAGAACCGCATTGAAAGAAGCGACGCACGATGATCTTATCCAATCCAATCCATTACTCGGATGGTCGTATCGTCGCAACGAAGCACCTGAAAAAGAAGATCACGTTGATCCATTCACCCAGGAAGAACAGCAGGCTATCATTAATGCCGCAACCGGGCAAATTAGAAATCAGTGCATTGTGTTTTTCTGGACTGGGATGAGAACATCAGAACTGGTTGCGTTGGAGTGGGCGGATATAGACTGGGCTAGAAAAAAAATCAAAATCAATAAAGCAAAAACAGAATACGCTGATTCAGATGAGAAGACAAAAACAGTCAAAGGTCGTCGTGAAATAGACATGCTACCGCCCGTAGAGCAAGCCTTGATTAACCAGAAGCAATACACCTTACTGTGCAACAATAAAGTATTTCACGATCCAAATTACAATGAGCCGTGGAAAGGCGATAAAGCAATACGCATCAGAATATGGGTTCCATTATTAAAAAAAGCTGGCGTCAGGTATCGCAACCCATACCAGACTCGCCACACTTTTGCATCAATGATGTTATCAGCAGGGGAAAATCTTGCCTGGTTATCTGCTCAGATGGGGCATTCAAATGTACTTATCACCGCCAAAATTTACGCCAGATGGATTCCGATGGATGGAAAGCAAGGAAGCAAGGCGCTAGAGTTGTATGGTCAGCATTTAGTCAACACTAAAAAATAA